CACCTCATCTTCATCCACACCTACAGTTTCCACAATAGCTGCTAAAGCAATTGCTAAAGCATCCAGTCTATCATCGTGTTTTAAACTACCTCTTTGACGAGTTATGTGTGTAAGTTGATACATAAGACTGTATGGCATCATTATAGGGTCTTCCAAAGCTTGATTAATATCGTTAATAACCATTCCTTTATCAAACACTAACTTATGTTGGTTTAATAACGGTTCTATGGTATCGATAATCCTCAATTCCTTCTGCTTATTACTTCTTACTTCTTCAATACTTACTGGGTGTACCTTCTTTAACACAGGTCTAAGTAACTGGTCAAACATACCATCACCAAAGTTACTCTCTATATATAATGTATTTACATCATAATCCTTCGCTAAATAGGCCAATTTTAAGAGATTATCTTCATTGTAACCCCCTTGTAAGCCTCCACATTTTAAGACGTAAATTCGACCGTGTAGGTACTTTATAATAGCATAACCCATTTCATCAGCACCTCGACCAGAAGGGTCTATTGACATAATGCTAAAATGATATGGTATATGTTCTTTATCAAAGTATCCAGGACTATGTAGTGTATCTCCTGTAAAACCTACATTAGGAATATCTAATAAGGTATCACGACCACTACTGTACGATATACCTATAGGACCTTTATCCTTAGGAATGTCCATTACAATTAAATCACCTTGTTTAAGAGGATACTTATCAGCATCACTTAATGTTGTGTCTAATTGGTACTGTAAACGGAAATAAGTACGTCCTACAGAACCTTCTCGTTCTAGTAAGTCTTCATCACTGAATCTTGTGTCCGTAGGAGCTCCAATTTTAGCGTTCCTGGCGATTTTATTCTCTATGTAAGGGGCTAGCTTGCCTGCGTACATTTCGGGCTTATCTGGGATTCTAGAGGGCCATATACGAACTAAGTATCCTTTCTCAGGGAATCTATTGTAAACACTATCACCAGTTTGTGGTGTACCCAGTGCTACAATACTAGCATCAGCATTAGTTTGTAGAATAGAATCAAATTCATTAATTTGTTGCAATATCTTTGCTCTCATTACTTCTGTGGCACTGTTAATAGACGTTTCTACGTCATCAGCGATTAATAATGATGCACGATTACCCTGCAACTGGGAATTAATACCTAGACATTTAACACTAGGCTGTACGGTTGCTTTACAACCATCTACATCAAAAGCCATTACTGAATCACGTTGGTCAGCTCTAGGTTTAAGATGTTCTAATAAAGGTATTTCATTCAATAGTTTATGAATGAATGTACTGATTGCTGTGGCGTGTGGACCACTAGCAGATATAATTAATACTTTCTCATTAGGGTTTCGTAGTAGTCTCCAGGTAGCATAAGCACCTGTTAGGTATGTTTTACCTACACCACGAAAAGCCTCAATAAGTAAGCGTCTATTTCCCTCTTGTAAAGTTCTAGCTATGTCTTTTTGTAAGGGTGTCGCACCAGGTAATCCGATACGACCCCAAACATAATCAACATAATCAGGGAAACTCTTAACAAGAATTTCAACATCCTTCATATAGTCTCTCTATTTCTTTTTGTTTAGTTTCTTCATTTGTCTAGGTGTCATCTTATAGTTTTCCCTAATAGGAATACCAAGAATATCCTTGACATTTATCTCTAAATCTTTTAACTTAGAGAGTGCTGCTTTCTTGTTTTCTTTAGCTTTTAACTTTAAAGCCTCATATGTTTGTCTTCCAGCAGCCTCACTAGGCGTTAACTTAATATTTTTCTTCTTAAGCATTAGAGGTGCAACTCTAACTAAGTATTTTGCAGCATTAATCAGTGACATTAGTGAAAGTCTCCCATTAATTCTTCTTCTTGCTCAATAAAACTTTGTATCAAGTTAGCCATAGGTTTACTCTCGACAATATCTGCAGTAATCTCGTTATCTTTCAAGAACTTAAGTATTGCAGACAACTCCCCAGGAGCGAGTCTTTCCTCACTCTGGAGAAGTGTCAAAAAGTAAGTAGCCATTCTATCGTGTAGTCCATTTAGGACATCAACATTAGCCTTACTCATAATACCTCCTAAAATTGGTATTTTTCAAATTTTCTTTTATTAGCACGCTTTTCCTTTTGATTTGCAACAACACTTTCCATTAATGTACGGAAACCAATCATATTATGAAAAGGTAGTGCTCTCAAACCACTCTTTAATTCACCTGGAGTAACATCTCCACCTAGAGCAGCTTTAGGAATATTTGCCATATTAGATAATGAATTAAGTGTATCTACAATAGGCATACCACCAATTAAGTTTTGTCCAAGTCCAGAAGACCTAGCTTGACTAAATTGAGGGTCATACATCTTAGTTAAATCAGCACCAGTATCAATAATCTGAGGTAACCAGGAAGCCATAGAGCTTCGAGCAAAAGAAACCTTAGCAATATTCTCTGGTGTTAATAGTTCTTTACGCTTCTTAGCATCAAACATATAATTAACGTGTGTTTGTGCCATATAACCTAAAGCACCAAGTGCCATTTGTGTAGTTAACATACCTAAAGTGTATAAATCACGTCTTGTTAACGCACGACCTAATTGTTTAGACCACGCATTAAGGACATAACCTTTCATCTCTAAGCCTAACTTACCTAATACAGTATTTTGTACTAATGATTTACCAAATGTTATACCTACTTTATCACCTAAGGTAGAACGCTGGACAATAGTATTTACCATACGCTTGATACCCATAGTCATAGCATTGTAAACTTCTCTGTCCATCTTTTCAAAGTTAACTTTTCTTAAATTTTTACCAAATGGGGTGTTAACATACTCTGTATGCTTACGCATTTCAGCAAATATTTTTTCACGCAGTTTACCAGAAAAACCCATTTCTTTTAAAGTAGTTTCAAATCCTCTAGGAATCTTGCCTGTTGTAGCAGCTTTCATCATCTTAGTAATAATACCAGATGCTGCTGATGCTTCAAACCAAGCAGTTAAAGGTTTAATACCACCTGCCATCAATGTAGCTTCTCTAAATTGGTCAGATACGACTTCAGCTTTATTTAATGCTTTTTGTAACCTTTCTGTACTAGAACCAACAAGTGGAACGTGTGCAAAATCGTGTTCAAACTTTGAGAAACCAATACCACGGTTTAAATCACCCATCAATTGTAGATGTGTATAGATTTCTTCCATTAAGTCATTGTCAAACTTACCAGTCCGAAACTGTTTTAACAGTTGTCTCATCATTGGTAATGATTTAAACATATGAACTACACCAGTATTCCAAACTGTAGAACCTAATTCAGCTGTCATTGTATAAAATGTACCACCTAGATAACGAGCAATATTCATATTTTTTAGAATACGAAGTGATTGTGCACCTTTACCAAAAGGGTTAATGTCAGTCAAAGGTTTACCCTGTAGTTCACGAACAATTTCATCAAACGTGCTTAACTCTTTAGTAATAGTATCCTCGTCTACTTTAGCAGCACGCAATTCATCTTGAATCTTTGTTCTTACTTTTCGTAAACTTGTAGCATCTTTAATACCTAGTTTTTCTAATGTATTAAAACCAGCTTGTGTACGAGCATAAGGAAACCATACAGCCTCAAAGTCATTAGATAAAATGTCTTTAAAACTAATTGTTCTACCATCTTTTAGTGTATGTACTGTCTCATAATCAAATAAACCACGAGTTTTTTCATACTTAGAAGCTCCTGGAGCACCTTTTACAGTCTTACTTTTACCAAATAAAGAAGCAACATATTCTATTTCTTGAGGTGTAAATATATTATCTCCCTCAGCTTTCATAATATCTTCGATTGTATCTTTATTCATCTTTGTAAGAAAAGACAAATCATCTGTATTTGACATTTTACGCAATAATGCTGTTACAATACCTTTAGTAGTACCTTCATTAACAGTACCACCACGTTTAAGTACAGCACTTTCAATTGCTTTTTTTAAGAATAACTTAACTTCATCTTGTCCATATTCACGAATAAGATTAATAAGTTTATGAGAATCATATACTAATGGTATATAATTTTTATTTTTAGGAATTGCTGGAGCAGCTCCTTTAATACCCACAAAACTTTCAGAACCAAACTTAGCTAATATATCGTGTGACTTTTCTGCAACATCCTCAGACGCTTTTAACATCTTCTTAGCTGCATCCATTGCTTGGTCAGCAGTAATATTAAACTCTGTTTGTAATCTTTTAGCAGCACCTTCAAGTAATTCATCAACAGATGTATTAGGGCTAATCAACTTATTAATTTGTAAATCAGCCATCACCTCATTAATGGTTTTTTGAAATGCTGGATTCCAGTGAGCACGCATAGTTTTAAATACACCACGCTTAGCTAGTTTAGCCAAATCAGTCATAATAGGACGAGTAGCCTGTGTAATCATATTATTTAATGATACTTCTAATGCATCCTTAACTTCTTCTAGTGCTACATCACCAGCACCACGCTCAATAGCTTCTTCACCTACACGAAAGTAAAATAGTTTATCAGCAAGACCTTTAAACGTCTGACTTTGTGTACGACTAGTCAATGTTGCCAAATCATATTGCATTTTCTTAACAACTTCATCAGCAACTTCACTACGACTAGTGTTTATACGTTTTGTAATATTTTTTAAGCCTTTAGTAATGTCTAAACCTTTAGACGCTCTTTTAATTATTTTTTCACTTTGCCTAACAAGTTCTTGGTCTGGTGTTCTACCAAATGCACCACGAAATAAACCACCAAGGCCTACAGATAGTAATAATGTAAACTCGGAGCGTTCTTCTGGAGACATTTGTCGTCTACCTACTTCCATCAAACCTTCAATAGTACCACCTGTTAATGCTCTACGAGCAAATGAACTATTTAATACACGTTCTAAACGAACAAGCCAAGCAGCACCTGAACCACCAAAAGTCTCTGGCATAGTTACTAAAGTTAATGGCAAGTCTGATAATGCACCTAAGAACCTATAAGCAGTACCTAAGCCACCTTCAGATTCCATATATGCCATTTTTCTATCGTGTTCTTGAGCAGCTTTTAATGCTTCTCGAGCATATATAGGGTTTTGTGCACCATAATCTTGAAAGATATTAAATGCAGAGGGACTTAAATAAGATAATTCTTGTTGAAACTCCTCATCTTTTAATAAATCCCACTCATCATCCTTATAGTTTTTAGCATCATTACTACCGACTAAATCCGTAGCAGTCTCCCAAATCTTTGATGCCCCCATATAGGTAAATGACTCAGTTTCTAAACCCAGTTGAAATAAATCTGATTGGCCTAAATCATCAAAATTATAAGACGGCTGTGCTTTAGTAAATGTCTTTTCTTGTTCTAAATCTTCCTCAGGTTGGAATGAACCTAAATTAAAAGCCATATTTTACTCCTCAGAAATATTTTGTCTTAAATTTTTCTTTTCAAAGACTGCAGGATAACCAGCATCAATAATTGTTTGGAACTTCGTATCAACATTTTGTGGATTCCATAAACCTAAACCTCTGATTA